GCCATTATTCTACCTCCTCTATTTTCTTCAACGTATGGGGATTTTTAATTATATGCGAAATTAGGCCATCCCCATGTACAGCCAAATCGTAGTGTTCGCCGGTTTTAGAAATCATATCAACGAACTCTTTTGCTTGATGATAATGGGCTGCAGTACATTTAAACTCTTTCCCAGATACCATAATACTTAAAACTCCCTCATCATCATTTTCAGATTGCTCATACGCATGATGATGCTCCATAACACAACTATCGAATCCATAAATCTCCATCTTAGGAAATCCCAACAACCTCAATAAGTGAATCGCCCTAGAAGTAACTGTAGAACCACCCATTACTGGAAAATAATCGTTCCCGTAGGTCTCTTTTAAGAGATCAAAATTATCATCGCCAGCGCAATGCCATATATACACATCTCTCCCTTTAAGCTTTTCAAACATAGTAGGATGACATTGAGAGCTAATAATATATTTGCACTTATCAATAATAGGATCAACGAATCTGTTATTAAATTCTCTACTATCTAATACAATCTGAGCAGATGGTTTAATATCCCTATCTAAACACCACTTATAAGAACCATTAACAGTAATAACTTTATTCCCTCTAAGATACTTGTCTAAAAGATGTTTATAAACTTTATCATCTTTTAAAGAAGCACCGCCGCAAACTAAATTTATAGTTTTTTCCCATTGGGTTTCATACGGTCTAACCTGTGGCAAACCCAACTTTATATTACACTTTATATTTTCCCTTATCTTATCCTTATCTTCATTTACTTCACAAATAATCTCTGGTATTGGATGCAATTTTTTAACATCAACCAAAGGGGGTTCTGAATTAACACCTATTTGAAGACTCATGTATTAAATACCATCCTTATTTCTAACCCTAAAGTATTTGTGGCTACAACATCAACATCTATTCTAATAACGTCAGCAGTAGACACTCCATTATAAGCCCCAGTAACAGAGGGGGTCGCAGCTGTTGAAGAATCTTTCTCACCAGAGTCAATTGTTATAGCAGTTGAAAGCATATCCTGACCATCAGTCAAATTATGTAATTGAACTGTAGTTAAACTCCCGGTTCCAGCAGTATAAACGTGAGCCTGAGCGGTGAAAAGATTTTTCCCATCAAGGGTAGAGGGAATAGTAACATGAGTTATTCCATTACCAACGGAGGGACCAACAGTGTCAGCAACACACTTCACAATAATTGTTCTCTCTATAAATGCTGTTACATTTTGAGGAAGTATTGACCTAGTAGTTCCTGTTGATGCATCATAAAAAGAAAACTTATCAGAAGCTTCATCTATAGTTGAATTAACAGATAAGTTAGGAATTATCTCCTGTTTGTCATCATTTAAATTAGTAAAATTAGCATCTGCTTCAGCAAATGTAAGTGGACTTCCTTTTGTTTCTCTTAATGTAATTGTTGCCATTATGCGTCACTCACGTATCCTGTAGTTACATAGTAATCCTGAAAATAGGGCATATTCCCATAAGGGAAAGTCCTTGGGCTTTTTTCATAGAACTTCCTTCCGTTGGTCATTCGATAGGCCACCCTTCGTGGCGGACCTACTCGTCTTCCCCCAATTCTAAATCTTCTCATTAATATCTTGCCTCAGCATCAGGTTCTAATGAACGCCTTGTTCTAGATATTGGAGGCATTGCATCCATATCATAGATTCTAGAAAGAGCATCTAAAAAATCAGGATGGATGGTAGGAAATAATAGATACTCATTTTTTTTAACCCAATCTACCAAATCGTATACTTTCCCTTCTTCATTCTTTCTGAGTATTTTTTTGGAAATCAAGAACTCCTGCTTCTTTATTTTATAATCTTTTTGATGTGAAGTCAATCTTTTTTGATCCGTGGGGAAGGGGAAGAAGAAAGAGCCATCTTTAAAATCAGGTTCTAATCTTTGTATTCTATCCCTCTTTGATTGTGAACCACCCCCACCCGTCCAGTTTAATTCATACACTGGAAAAGAACTTCCATCAATCCTCATCATTTCTTTAAAATGTTCTATATCAGACTGCGCTCCGTATCTCTCATATCCAATCTTAACTTCCCTTATTCCCGGCGCTGTCTTCCATTTCGTCCTAAGCATCTTCAAAGCATCCCATCTTTCTGACAAAGATAATCTATGGCATACCCCATCCAAAAGAAACTTATTATAATTCGCATCAACTCCAACCACAGCGATAGCTGTTCTGTTCGATCCTTTCTTTCTGGAATGAGCCGGATCACACATTATATAAGCATTCAAAGTATAAGGACGAATCTCCCATTCATTCCACCACTCTTCTTTAAATGCTACGTCCGAACCAGCAATAGGATTTAATAACTGTTGACAAGCCACTATATAAGTAGAGGTTGTCTTCTTTATTTCTTCCCATCTTGTGGGCTGAAGGAAGACAGGCTCTCCTTCCATTGTTCCATCTACAGTAGCAGGATGTATTCTTGGTTTTACCGCAGCCCTCTGAAGGATAGTTCCATAAGTATCCCCATAAGAATATCGAGTACCGGCATATTGATAACGAGGATTATGGGTTGAACCTAAGTTTAATGACAATTCCCAAGAGAGCGTTGTCTTTGATATTTGCTCTGGCGTGTTAACGGCATCTTGAACAACTACGTCGTCATAAATAATAAGATCAAAATGTCGTCCAGTAGGCTGACCATCCACAAGTCCGTGGGCCTCAATAGTTTGTTCCTTCGGGTTAGCAAGTCTCCTAACACATATACCCTCATTCTCAGCCCATTTTGGAGCCTCAAGTCTGGGCTTATTCCAGAGGATATCAGGATAAAGTTGTTTAAGCTTCTCATTAGAATCGAATTCCTGCATTATTTGACGTAAAAATGGTTTTGCCTGTCTAGCAGAATACGATAACAACCCTATCGTTATATCTGGGTTACATAAAATTTCCTGAATAGTTCCTAAAAACGTAATTATTGAACTTTTATAATGAAATCGCGCCCATAAATCTAAATGACTATCGGGGTCAGATTCTACTTCTCTACATCTTTCATAAATCCACGGATGAACCATATCATGGCGGTTACACAAAAAGACCCCAAGATAATAACGATCCAACTGACCCAAAGTCCTAATGAAAGAATCGTCAATATTAGGATCATCATGGCAATCAGCATATGCCAACAAAACAAGTTCAAAGGGTGCAGTGTGCGCCCATTCAGCAAACTTTTGTGCAGCATCGGCATTATTATTCTTATGTCTGACGCTATCTGCTATAACAGGCAACACACTAGCACCCTACTTCTTTTTCTTATATCCAGAGGCATAAGCTGCACGAGCCTGTCTTTCTGCGCCCTGTCTAGATTTATAAACCTTTCCTTTACTTCCCCACCTATATCCACCTTTAACTTTTTTAATAGGCATATTAAGTTAACCAAGGAGCGCTGCCCCATCCTGCAGGAGCCTGTTGTGTCTGCATTGCAGGATGATTTGTAATCACGTTTCCGGTAGTACCATTACCATTACCATTAGTATTAGTATTAGTATTTGGATTCTCTCTCCCTTCTAATATCCATTCAGGAACCACCAATGGCAATTCTTTTCCAGTTGCATCCGCTTCTATAAGAAGTCTTAAATAATCTGGATACCTCGCAGCATTAAAAAGAATATCATTAGGTAATGATCTAGCCCACGGATAAATAGACCTCATTGTATCAATGGGATTATCCCCGCGAGTATCATCTCCAACTGTTGCCGGTTGCCTTATATTAGCTGGTATATTTCCACTAGCATAATCAGGATAACCTAAATTAGAATATGGGTCTTCCACACCAGAACTTGTGCTTGGTTTGAAAATCTTTTCAGCCCCGCTTAATATACCGCCCCATAAACCTTGAAGAACTCCACCTAATCCTGCCTGAGCCTGTTTATCAGTTCCAAACATGGCAACTCCATTAGAATCTCTCGGCACTCCATCTTCTCCTACAGTGAAGAGATCATTGTATTCTTTCCAATTACCAGAGGAATGTTTGCCTGTTCTAACCCCATTAATTGCATGGTCTAACACAATCTCGCGCTTCTCCATATCCTTGTTGATCCCTTCAATCCACGCTTTATGAGTTCCATCAAATTGCGCTCTAATGCTTGCCACTCCAGCCATTGCTGCTGCATTACGATGACCGGGATACATCTGATTGTGAGTTTGATAACCGGGCGACTCTTCAGAGTATTGAGGCGCAAGAGTAGTATCCTGTGCTGGAGCGCCACCTACAACTGGAGCAGATGGATCAAAAGGAGCATTAGGATTAACCCAACCTTGTCCACCACCAGTAGGCGCTACACCAGTAGCGGGGATTCGATCCCAAAAATCTTTATGCGGCAGATTTGCCCCTTGCTGAATATAGTCCTCAAAAGAACCCGGAACGGGAGCGTTAGGATCTACCCAGCCTTGCCCACCACTAGGGGTGATTCCTAATTCTTCTTGCCTTCTTATGTCACTACCGCTTATAGGGCCACCAGAAGCGGAAAGAGCAGCTTGTTCAGCAGTCATTCGATGTGGAGAAGTGCTAAATTGCGCCTCAAGTTCTTCAAAGGATGGATTACCTCGATTAAACATATCTGCATTAGCAGACGAAAGGGCTTCTTCTCTAGCCTGTCGCATGGCACCGTAGCGAATATCAGGATTAGTATTAATCCAACCTGCACCACCGCCCTGACCACCTGCAGCATTTATATTAGCAACAGCTAGTTCGGCACCCTTAGGAATAGCAGAACCACTCATGCCCCAATCAGGATGACCACCACCAGCCTGTGCTTGCAACTGTGCTGCTTGATCCTGTAAAGCATCTATCTTTGCTACTAATCCTTGCTCTGGACTCTGAGCAGACATTCCTCTATTAAAGTCTGAAAGGAAGGTAGCAACCTCTTGACCCGGCGCTACTTCCTCTTCGGCAACCTCTTCTCCAGCTACTTGACTTTCAATAACATCTTGAGGAC